TGCTTCGGTTGTAGTAGTAGTAGCAGTGGTTTGTACTTTGGTGTAATAACCGTCTTTTAACCTGATGTTTCCAGTTACAGCAGTTAGTGGCTGAATTTGTAAGAAACTAGTAAATACGTATGTAATAGTGGTTGATGTAACGGCCGAGACCACAGCGGTTGACAGCGACAAGTTAACAGTACTTGAGCCCACTGTAACGCTGGGCAGTGTGACTGCTATTCTGTCTCCCACGTTTAATGGATGGGCCCCTAGGGTGAGTACAACTCTGTTGCCGCTTAGGGTATTATAGTTTGTTACAGCAAATGTGGTTTTTAATTGGCGTTCTGTGTTTAATACGCCTGTTGTGTCGCTTACACCACGAAATCTGACAGTATAGCTTTTGTTTTCTATAACTGGCAGTTCTTCGTCTAGTTCAAATATGTCGCTGCTCAATCTGTTCTTGATTCTGCCGCTCTGCAGTCCCCACATTGGTACGTCATGCATCACTTTGACACGGTCACCTCGGTTGCACACCAAGTACTCTATGTCTGTGTTGATGGTAAAGACCTCTGGTCTCAGTTTGATTTGAGCATAGTGCCAACGAGCAAAATCAAGAGCAAGGTCTTTGTTTGTTATACCTGGTAAAGAAATAGTTTCAAAAAGTTCTGCAGTTTGTCTTGTATAACCTGTTGCTGGTAGTACTATTTCGTCTGGTTGATAGTTTTCTTGTTCGTTTAAAAACTGCACTTTAAAAGCGTGTGGATATCGTGGCAGTGCTTTCACACTCTCAAAACCCCAACTGTTGTGAGGAGTAAAGTGTTGTACCACTGTGGACTGTTCACGATCAATTGTAACAGTCCACTTGCCATCTCTCATCGCAGGGCTGGCCCTGCCGGCCGCGCAAATATCTCTCAACACTTCCAACACACTCTTTTGTTGACTTAATACGCTGTTGTACTCCAGTGCTTTATTTACAAAAGTTGAAGGTCCTGTTTTTATTTGATAATTTTGGCAGTAGTTGTACCAGTCTTGAAGCGCTGCAAGATCTATTTTTGTGTTGATCTCTGACGCCTCTACTCTTTGAGGGTTTGCTGGGTGAGTTAAAACATATCGGAAAAGTGCTGCAGGATTACTGGTAGGGGTGCCGTCTACCCAAGTTGACCCGTTCCATATAGGGCAAATGGTTTGAACAAGTGCTGAGATACCCTCAATATTTCCGTTGAGCTGATCTGTGGCTTGAATTTTAATAGCAGTCTTACACACCTTTGTGTTTAGTGGCCTCTTCGGTGCCCAAGAGTGTGCTGGGTATGGTACTCCATCTTCGTTGTAGTCCGAGTAGCCTGTAAACGAGTGCAGTACACTGGTATGAATCAACCTATCGTCTTCGTTTGGCTCGCCGTTGCTGTCTGTTACTCTTTTTATTCTATATTGAATGCCCAGCTTTGTAGTGTCTAATAGGTTGTATGGTACAACATGAGTAAACCCGTCTTTTTCGTTTCTGGTAATAGAAACGGTGTTTAGAGGTGTCCAATTGGTTTCCCAAGTTGAGGCATTCGCTCTATAGCGGTACTGGACTTGAAACTCAACAGTATGAGACTCTGTTTTTCCACTCTTGACTTTGATTTTACGAAGTCCTTGTGGGAAAGAGATAGCAAGCACTGCTCGTTGTAGTGATTGTGTAAATGTGCTCTCTGTCCAGTTGTCTGTACCCCCAACAAATTCAAAAACTTCTGAGGTTTGTTGTGGTTCTTGAACAATATTGGAAATATTTGCATCACCCTTTTCGACACTCTCTATTAAAGGCGTCCAAGTGTTCCAGTAATCGTTGTTAGGGAATGTACCACTAACAGTTCGCTGCCTCATGTAATAGTTGCCGTTATTGTAGGTACTATTCCAAACAGCTTGGTTAACGTCTGTTGCAACACTACGGTAGCCGCCAGCCACCAACTCCAATCCGCTGTAGTTTTGAACTACGTCACCTGCAACTATGTTTGTAAAGTTTTCAAGTTCGCCAACACCCGGGGTTGCCTGATAGTTGATGGTTTCTTGTACCACACCAGTGTAGTCACTTAAATTGGTTTTGCCAACCAAAAATGAGGTTTCATCTATACTCAGTGGTCCATAGCCCCATACGAGCATCATGTTTAAGAAACTAGTACTCTTGCTGCCCACATTGTCAAACGTAACAAAACTGTTCATTCCCAGTGGCGGCGTCATGCGGACCTTGCCCAACACCACAGGAATACCGCCGTATGGAGTAGCTTGGTTTTGGCCGCCACTCACCATGAGTTGGGCTTCGCTGCTGCCAGGGTCGTTCTGAGTAGGTGGTCGAATTGGTAACACTGCGTTGATTAGTGCAGTACCTACGATAACAGTTGCTGTGGCTGCTAGTGCTCCTGCTATCTGTGCTGCTGCTGGTGAGTAGCCAGCGGCAGTTGCTGCTTTTATTCCTGCAGGTCCAGCAATTTGATAAGCCACATAGGCTACAATTAGAGTTAGTACCAGTCTTGCAGCTTCCCTCTGTGGTACGCTGCGGTATTCCACTGTATCTGCTTGTTGTAGTACAGTGGAGTTCCACACTACACGTGGAACCAAAACGCCATTAACAAAGATGTGAATGGTGCTCTCCAGAGCTTTAGCTACGGGGTACTGTTCGCGAACTTTTGAGTACAGTTCTTCCAGGGTAGTGCCTGGAACAACCGGCATTACCACACGCTCAGTCTTGAGTGGGTGTGGCACTGCATTCAATACCACATTGCACTTCTCACGGTAACGAAAGTACCCACTCACTCTGCGAGACCATTTGATACCATCCAAGTCTTGGATGCTACTGCCGCTGCCCTCTTGGGCGTGTAGGAACTGGCGATTGTTGATGCAGATTCCTACATGGCTCAAGTGACCCATTACTCGGAGCACAACAACACAGCCCTCTACAGGTTCATTCAACTCTTCCCAGCCCTCACGGTATTGGGCAATAAGTTCTTCACTGCGGATTCTGTCGTCTTCCAAGTAGCTGTCAACAAAACTTGGAAGGTCAATGTTGTACTCTTGTTTATAGACCAGTCGCACCAATCCCCAGCAGTCAATGCCGCTTTCATCGCGTCCGTGGGAAAGATAGGGTATTCCTAGATATTTATTTGACCACATCAGAACAGTCCTGGAAAAGTTGAGGGATTAAAGCTGTGAACTGGAAATGGCTCACGTTCGTAGTTTACCATTTGTAACTCACAGGTTACTTGATCACGATTATAAGTAAAGTTGGTTACATAAAACCCATCAAAGCTCACTTCTACCACGTTGGGCGTGGTGCTCAATACCAGCTCCAGCTTTACTTTTGGAGGTTCTTTGAGTTCGCGAATAACAGGTATTAGGTAACGAGTAACGTCTCGGATTACTATTGAACAACGAGGAGCTTGTGCTTCGTCTTCTTGCGGCAGAGTAATTTCGAGTGGCAAAAAGATATAGTTTTTGGAACGACTGACAACACCGTACATCACATCTGTGTTATTTTCACTTATTCTGGTGGTATAACTGTCACACAATCTTATTTCTTTTGTTACTGTGCCCGTACCCACACCTGGAGAAGTACAAGTAAAAACGGTACCCACAGTGTTAGAAGAACTACCATGTGTTACAAAGTTGGTCGTGCCCACAGTTTCTACTACGTACTCCTCTCCTACTACCATGTCTGTTGCAACAAAGGCCGTAGAAAAAGTTAACAGAGTAAAGAGGTCGCTGGGGCTGTCTGTTGAAAACAAGGCACGAATAGCACCCGGTGTCATGGTAGTCATTCTGGTCATGGTAATACTTCTAGGGTAAGGTTAACTGTGTAGTATCCAGGGGCCACGTAACTCAGTGTGTAGTAGTCACCCTCTCCCTGTGGAACAATGCGAACCTCAGACACCACACCCAGTCGTGGGTGTGGAAATCCAAAGCGAACAGTGCCCTGAATGGTGGTTTTTACAAAGGTTTCTAGGGCGGTGACTTGAGCAGTGGTCATTAAAAAACTCAACACAAGAGTTTGAGGGCGGTTGCCACGCTTTCTCATTTTAGCAGGTCCACTGTCGGTTGGAGTCCTGACCACCAACACGCCGCCAGTTTCAGTATACCCCTTTTGAGGTACCTGTGGCAAGGTTGTTGGCCAGGTTATGGTATATGCCATAGTTTATCTCCTTATCAATTGTGGTTTCATGCCAAAGGTGTTTGTAATAGCACGATTTGTTGAGCTTCCACCGCGTGTTACCTCGCCAGCAGTCATGTCGCCTACAACCACTTCAATACGGCGGTTGCCGCGACTGTCTGTGGTTTCACGAGTTTCGGCTTGAGCTGTAGTATAGTTGTTGACAACCACCTCTACGGACCCTCCACCACCACGAACACCCAAGTTGCCCTGTTGATCACGCTTCAGCGGCATGATCGCCTCAGGGCCGGCTTCACCCATCAGACCGGTGCCCTTGGCAAAACGGAATAGGGTAGGTTGGTCTACGATGGA